AAAAAGACTTTACATCCGTCCGCAAATGGGCAGCGACAACTGAAATTGATAACACGACATTCTTCCGCAAACTTTATGATTCATTATATGATGTCATAAAGCCACAAAGTATACCACAGGTCGTTATAATTCTTGCTGACTATCAATATAAGCAGGCGTTCGTTGCTGACAACGAAATCAATCTTGTTGCGTGTCTGACAGAAATCATGGCAAATGCAGAGTTTAAATGAAACACGATCAAAATATTGTGTCGTTAAATGAATTTTTTGAAGACGGCGTTCTTGAAAAATATATAAAATTAAAGACTGAAGATCACTGGATCGGAACACAATATGAAGGATACTCAAAACTCTCAAACACGCAAATGGGAGCCTTTGGTGAAATTTTAGTATCTAAGATAATGCAAAAAAGAGGTAGTGAAGTTTGCCCAAGAAGTAATAAAGGGCATGATAGAATAATTGATGGATACAAAACTGAGATCAAGTTTAGTTTAAGTAGGAAAACAAACTATTTTATGTTTAACCATCTTGCATGTCATAAAGATTGGGAGAGATTAATATTACTTGGTGTAAATCCAAATGATCATTTTCGTATGAATTGGATATGCAAAGAAGATTTTGTTGAAAATATAAACTCAAACAATTGCGTTTTCAATCATCAACAAGGTGGTACAGATAGTGGAAATGATGACTACATGTTTTCCAGTGATTATTCTAAATTAGAAGCCGCTAAAATTTTACAAGAGATGAATACCTGGATAAAAGATGGAGCAAAAAAGACGGGACTTTTTTTATGGATCTAAATATTCACAATTTTTTGAATGTTAGAAATTCTACAAGAAAATTAAGCGATGTTGAATTTGAATCTGCTATCTCAACACTTGCTTCTCAGTTAGAAAATATTAGTTTTATACCAAAATATTCTGATCAACAATTGAGGACTGATTGGAAGAATTTGTGTGGGTGGAACTCAAAAGGTGATTACATAAATTCAACATCAAGAATTGGTATGAAACTATGTGAACATTTTTTTCCTAATTTTTACGACATTGAAAATAACAGAGGAAAAAGTTTTTCTAATTTATGGGTAAAAGATAATCTTGAAAAAATTTTGAGATGGAATAGAAAAAGCCACAGCACACCATATCTCTCTGAACTAAAAAGAGGAATCTATTTTTGTTGTGGAATTTCCAAGAGTACAATGTTCCGCCCACAGATGGCAAAACTTTTATGCACAAAGTATCAACCAAAAATTGTTCTTGATCCTTGTGCTGGTTGGGGAGGAAGAATGTTGGGTGTCGTGGCTTCTGGTGCGGAATATATTGCATTTGAACCAAATACAAAAACTTACGAAGGGTTGGTAAAGTTATCTAAATTTTTGGGTATTGAGGATAAAGTCAGATTGATTTGTGATGATGCATTAAAAATGAATGAGTATTCAATATCTAAAGTTGATATGGTATTAACAAGCCCTCCTTATTTTGATTTAGAGGTTTACACACATGAAGAAACTCAGTCAATTAAAAATACATCTAACTATGACACATGGAACAATTCTTTTCTGACACCGTTGATTGAAAAAAGTTTGTCTCACTTAAACGATGGTGGTATTAGTTGTTGGAATGTTGGTAAAGTTTCAGGTCAAAACATGTTTGATGATGTACGCACTGCACATATAAAAATGAATTACAACAAAGTGTTTTCTTGTTCAGTTGTCAGTAGCAAACGACCTGCTCTACAAAACGAAGTAGGTAATGCCAAAAGTAGTGATGTGACGGAGATTTATAAAAGATGAGCAATCCATTTGATTATGCAACAGCCATTCTTCAGAGCAAGGAACAACTTATTGTAGATGAGATATCGGAGAAAGGTTATACACCGTTTTTGGTCAATCGTGCCTTGTCTCAGCACAAGGACTGTGTTCTGTTTGCAAATGAGATGAACCGCCGTCATGGTCTAGACAAGAAGTTACAAAATGACTTTTTGCTAAATACCGTCAGGTCTATGAAAAGACCTTTTGCGAAGTGGGCAAAGTCGGAAAAAAATGATGATTTGGAATGTATCAAACTAGCCTTTGGGCTATCCGACTCTAAAGCACACGATGCTTTACGGCTACTCAGCAAAGAACAAATCCAACAAATAAAAGAAAAAACCCATAAGGGTGGATTAGGAAAATGACATGGTGGATCTATCTAAGTTTGTTGAAGTTGTCCTTGTAGAAGAGGATGATTTTCTAAAAGTACGAGAAACATTAACACGAATTGGTGTATCATCAAGAAAAGAACGGGTACTATATCAGTCTTGCCACATATTGCACAAACAGGGCAAGTATTATATTGTTCATTTCAAAGAACTATTTGCACTAGACGGTAAACCATCAACGATTACCGAAAATGATGTGCAAAGACGTAATGCAATTGCCAATTTACTTGAAGAGTGGGGCTTGATTAAAGTTGTGAACTATGATATAATTGAAAACAACATGGCGCCAATTCATCAGATTAAAATTATTTCTTTTAAAGAAAAAGATGATTGGGAATTGGTTGCCAAATATAATATCGGCAAAAAGAAAAAAGACTAATGGTGAATCATCATGAACAAAGTGAAAACAAATGTGGTGAAACTAATAAATAAATATACTAAAGAAGAAGTATATACACGGGATTATGATAACGTGATTAGAGAAGGTGGTAACGAGTTTATCAAAGTCTTTAATCAAAGTAATCCGCAAAGAACTTATCTTGTTAATCGCACGGCGTTTGTGATTGCCAAGTAAGTCGTGATGCCTTCGGGGTCACGAAATTTTAACTTGCTTAAAAAGGAGAAAACCATGACTATTACTCGTATTAGTCCATTGCTACATCAAACTCTTGGCTTTGACCGTTTCTTTGATGATATTGAGAAGTTGTTGTCTGCTACACCAGCACAACATGCAGGAAATTCTTTTCCATATCACAACATCATCAGAGTAGATGATAGTCGTTACATTGTTGAACTTGCTGTTGCAGGTTTTGGCAAAGACGATATTGAAATCACCAGAGAAAAAAATACTTTGGTAATTAAGGGCATCAAAGATGAAGAAGAGATGGGGCAAGCACAATATCTGCACAGAGGTATTGCTGCACGTAACTTCACAAAAACAATTACCATTGCCGACACTATTGAAGTGCATAGTTCAGAACTTAGAGATGGTATTCTGCGTGTTGGTCTTATCAATGTTATTCCAGAACATCAAAAACCAAAACGTATTGAAATTGGTAATGAACTAAAGTTCTTTGAACCTACACTTCTTCAAGAAGAAAAGCAAGCAGCATAACCAATGGGGGCTTGTCCCCCATTTTTGACCGTTTAGATTATGAAAAGAACCTCAAACTTTAAAATGCCAAAGTCTTTGAAGATCGCATTGATCAACATGGACAAGTCGCAACGTAAAGAATATAAAGATCGTTCTATTGCGGCTATTCTTGAACCTGTAATTGAATTCAAGAAGAAGAGAAAAGAAGAAAAATCTGATGAGTGACATTTTAGTATTAAGTCACTTTCATTGTGATTTTCCTTTCAATCATCTATCATCATGGATGAAGGTGTCTCATGCAGGTGATGTTGAATTTGAACAAACTCTATTAAGAGATAATTCAATCAACACTTCACTAGAAGAAGATCGTATTCAAAAATATCAAAAGTATTATCCTGATATTTCAGAAAAAGATTTTCTCAAAGCAATGGGTCAACAGGCATCCGAATATTGGCTACTCAAACACTGTGAAGCCAATTATATTGGCTGCACTACATATCGCCGTTACCTATTGATTGACAATAACGAAGATGAAGATACGGCTAAGATTGTTTATCCAACTGATCCTCAGGCAATTCATCATCTTTCTTCCGATATTCAAAAAGAAAAAGCACTTGAAATTTTACAGAAACGTGATATAATTACAAATACACGATCTGTCATACCATGGTCAGTTGAGAGACAATACCTTGCATCAGAGCCTAGAGAGTATTGGGATTTATTCATACAAGGTATTCAAGAGTTGGTACCAGAGTATCGTAAACACATCAACTGGTTTCAAGGTAATGTTGTCAACTATGAGACAACATACATCATGCGTAAGGAGTATTTTAAGAAGTATGCAAGCGAATACTTTCAAATCATGGAGTATGTCTGGCAGAACACAGACAACACGTACCCATCACATGATTATCTGGTGCAAAACAACAAAGAAGTTGGTTGGTGGAATCCACAGGGCAATCCGTGGCGTTATCCAGGCTTTCTTGGTGAAAGATTTTTTCCATTCTTTGTTTATGCGAACAACATGAACGCCGAGTATGTGCCGTTGATTTTGTTCACCTGATTTGAAAAATATTGGGAACGATTTTTTCGTCGTGCCCTTGTATGCGAGTGAGTGCTTACTTCTATGAAGCAAAAATACATTAAAGCCCACATGAAAGCAGCAAGTGTCTATGCTGAACTATCGTCAGCAGTCAGACTACACGTAGGCTGCGTAATCGTCAAGGACAACACAATCATTGGTATTGGTTACAACGGTATGCCATCTGATTGGGATAATAATTGCGAAGAACTTGAATATGTGTTAAAATCTGAGTGTCAACAGAGTGATGATTGGATGAAAAAATCTGGTTATACCGAAACTGCACATGGATGGTCAAAACTACATTCTAAGCCAGAAGTGCTTCATGCCGAAACCAACGCAATTGCAAAAGTTTCACGGTCAACGAATTCTAGTGATGGGGCAACAATGTTTATTACCCACGCACCATGTCTAGAATGTGCTAAAATAATCCATCAAGCAGGAATCAAGGAGGTCTACTACAAAAACGATTACAGAAGCCAAGCGGGAATTAATTTTTTGAAAAAATGTGAAATTGAAATTATTAAGTGTGACGAGGAGTAATTATGAACAACATCACAAAAGCAGCAAAACAATTGGCTGAGACAAATGCCAAACTCCCTAAAGCATACAAGTATGATCTTGTGATGCGTGAGTTCGACAATAAAGTTGAACTAATTGGTCTTGTAGATGACCCAACTTATGACATTGCAGACTTTCGCGGTCGTGAAATGTTGTTTCCTAAAAAATGGGTAACACTAGAAGTTTTTGAACCTAAGACAGAGGTAACAGTATGAATGAAATTAAATGTTTTACTTTTAAAACCCATCAAACTATCATGGGTGAAGTGACTGATAATGGTAATATCGGTTTCACACTCAAACATCCTATGCAAGTAGTTGCAGTGCCACCACGTTCAGCAAATGATCCTGGCGGTGTAGGCTTTGCGCCATATCTTGCATTCGTTGAAGAGTTTGACAGGGGTATCAATTTTAAGTATGATGATATTTTGACAGTCAACACACCTGTGACGGATTTGCTTAATCAATACAATCGTATGTTTAGTCGGATTGAAATTGCATCACCAACACTTAAAATTTAATGTCAAAGTATTACACTAATGTTTGTGTCCACAGTAATCATATACTTTTTCGTGGAGTAAACAACGGTCGGAGAGTAAAGAGCAAAGTCAAATACTCTCCGACTTTGTTTTTACAGTCTAATAAACCATCCCAATGGCGTTCATTGTTTAATGAGCCATTGGAACCTATGACCTTTGATACAATTCGGGAGGCACGTGATTTTGTCAAACGCTATGAAGAAGTTGCAAACTTTAAAATCTACGGTAATTCACGCTACGAATACGCATTCATTGCTGATACTTTTAGAGGCATCGTTGATTGGGATATTTCTCATCTCAGTGTTGCTTTCATAGACATTGAAGTTGGTTCTGAAAATGGTTTTCCTGATCCATACAAAGCAACTGAACCAATCACTGCAATCGCCATTCATCAACTGAATGGCGGAACTACTGTTTATGGTTGTGGTACATATCGTAATGAAGATAAGAATGTAGATTATGTTTTGTGTAAAGATGAAATTGACCTTTGTGAACGGTTTCTTGCTGATTGGTCAAGCAATCCTCCTGATGTTCTTACTGGTTGGAATATCAAGTTCTTTGATGTTCCTTATATTATCAATCGTTTCACACGCATACTAGGTGAAGATAGTGTAAAGAAACTTTCACCGTGGGAAATCATTTCACAGAGAAGCACAGTCTTCAAAGGTAGAGAACAGACTGTATATGATATTGTCGGTGTTTCGGCACTAGACTATCTTGAATTATATCAGTGGTATGCTCCTGCTGGTAAGAGTATTGAAAACTATAGACTAGACACAGTTGCAAACGTTGAACTTGGTGAAAGTAAAATTGCATACGATGAGTATGACAGCCTGCATCAACTCTACAAACTAGATTATCAAAAGTTTATTGACTATAACATCAAAGATGTGAGACTTGTTCTCAAACTTGAAGATAAGTTGAAGTTGATTGAACTTGCGCTTACCCTGGCTTATGATACAAAGTGTAATTACGATGATGTCTTTGCACAAACCAGAATGTGGGATGCACTAATCTACAACTATCTACTTGATAAAAAGATTGTTGTACCACCACGTAGAATTGCAAAGAAGAGTGAAGCATTTGAAGGTGCATATGTCAAAGAACCTCAAATTGGTTTGCATAATTGGGTTGCATCCTTTGACTTGAACAGCCTGTATCCGCATTTGATTATGCAATACAATATTTCACCAGAAACATTGGTAGAGACAGGTGACTATACAGATGAGATGCGTCAACTTTCTACAAATGCCTCCGTTGAAAGTTTGCTTGACCATAAACTTGATACAAGCAAACTAAAGAATGCGACTATTACACCGAACGGGCAATTCTTTCGCACTGACAAGCAAGGTTTTTTGCCGGCAATGATGATTGAAATGTATGAGGATCGTAAGAAGTTCAAGAAAGAAATGTTGAAGGCGCAACAAGATTATGAGAATGAAAAAGACAAAGGTAAGAAAAAAGAGATTGAAAAATTAATCGCACGTTATAATAATCTACAATTGGCAAAGAAAGTTTCACTGAACTCCGCATATGGTGCCATGGGTTCTCAGTATTTCAGATTTTATGATTTGCGTCAAGCACTTGCTGTTACACAAGCAGGTCAATTGTCTATTCGTTGGATTGAAAACAAACTTAACGAATATTTGAATAAAGTATTGAAAACTGAGAGAGACTATGTTATTGCTTCAGATACAGATTCAATTTATCTCAATCTTGGTCCATTGGTTGACTCTGTGTATAAAGAAAAACCAGAAACTCAGAAAGTTATCGCCTTCATGGACAAAATCTGTGAAGAGAAGATTCAACCATATATTGATAAAAGTTATCAAGACCTTGCTGAATATGTCCATGCGTTCGACCAAAAGATGCAAATGAAACGTGAAGGTCTTTCAGATAAAGGTATTTGGACTGCAAAGAAACGATATATTCTGAATGTGTACAATAACGAAGGTGTGCAATACGCTGAACCAAAACTCAAAGTTATGGGTCTTGAGATGGTGAAGTCATCTACACCTGGTGTTGTTCGTGGTAAAATGTATAAGTTGGTTGATCTAATTGTGAACACTGATGAAGAAACTGTGCAGAAGTTTATTGCCGATTTTAGAGAAGAGTTTAGAAAATTACCCGTTGAAGATATTTCTTTTCCACGTGGTTGTAATGGCTTGAAAGAGTATGCTGATTCTGCTACAATATACAGAAAAGGCACACCAATTCATGTCAAGGGCGCGATTCTATATAATCATTTCCTTAAAATTCACAATCTAACGACTAAGTATCCTTTGATACAAGAAGGTGAGAAGTTGAAATTTACCTATCTGAAAACACCGAATCCATTTAGAGACATGGTAGTTTCTTTTCCAACAAGACTGCCTAAAGAATTTAACTTACAAGAATTCGTTGATTATGAAACACAGTTTGAGAAAACCTTTCTTGAGCCAATTAAATTAATTCTTGATTGTATCGGTTGGAAAACTGAAAAACAATATACGCTTGAAAGTTTTTTTGGATGAAAAATATTCGTGTTATCAAAACTGGTATTAATGTCTCAAAGATATTGAAACAGTTAAATGAATTTCCTGAGGACTGGAATTATCAACAAAAACTACCTGAAAGTAAAGTCTTGGATCCGCACGTTTATATTAGTCAAGCGGCTGTTCTTCAACTTGTAATTGGCACGATTGATCATCCAGACGAATATGTTTTTGATTCAGAAGGATGTGCGCCAGCACCAGCATATCAGCGACACACTGCTGCTATTGGATTTTTGAAAAGACATTTCAAAGACTTTAAACGAGCAGGCTTTCTTGCGCTGCCTGTTGGTGGTGAAACAGGCGCACATATAGATTTTGGTAAATATTATCTGAACAAAGACAGATATCATTTATCAATTCAAGGTAGTTATGAATACACTGTAGGTGATGAGACAATTACTGTTGAACCTGGCACACTATTTTGGTTTAATAACAAACTAGAACATTCTGCAAGAAATGTAGGACCGATAGATAGAATCACATTTGTATTTGATGTGCCACATTCTAAAGGTAATCCATGACACATGTAATATTACCTTTTTTGACTGCACTTGCACTGTCTGGTATTGCGGCGTATTATTCAGTCATTGGTCTTGCACAAATATTTCCAGGTTCATACTGGCCAATTATCATCATGGGTTCAGTATTGGAAGCAGCAAAACTAGTAACTGTATCATGGGTGTACAATCATTGGAAGACAACGTTCTCTGCACTTAAACTTTATTTTTTGATTGCCGTTGTATTATTAATGGCGATCACATCAATGGGTATTTTTGGTTATTTGTCAAAAGCACATATTGAACATTCAAGCACAATAGCACCACAAG